ATTGAAGTTTCTTTAGGCGTAGCAAACATACTTGGATCACCGCCACCTGGAGGCCCTCCATCACTTGCTTTAGATTTTGCAATAGCGTCTGCACTTGCGGGTGTACCATCTTTATTAAAAAATTTACCGCCGGCATATATTAAACCTCCAGCAACTGTTAATGGAGATTTAGCTAAATATTTACCACCTTCAAATAATTTCTTACCTGCTTTACCAGCATAACCAGCACCACCTGTAATCAATCTATATTCAGGTGAACCCATAATATATTTTCCAACTTTGTTTGGTTCAAAGATTTGTTTAACAGGAGTAAAAGGAGCTGTATTTTTTGAAGAAGCTATTTTTGTACCAACATCTTTTACAAATTTTCTACTTCCAAATAAACCTTGAAGTGCTCTAGCACCTCTCATTGCAAGAGGGGCTAATCTTGCTAATCCTAATCCTGCACCAACTACTAAAGGAGCTACGTGCTTTTCCCTACCGCCGGCATCTCTAAATTCTTTTGGGTGTTCACCAACCAATAACATACCACCATCTTTTTTAGGTTCCCTGATCCCCGACATAACACCCTCTTTGATAGGGCCGCCGTATCTAAACATTGGTCTATTTAATGGTCTCATAATTAATTACCCGTATATTTTACCAAACAATCCAGCAAGACCTGTAGCCGTACCGAGTGCTGTTTGGAATGGACTTGTTGTTCCTGGATCTTGATATTGTGATCCCGCTACACCACCAGCTAAACCTGTTAATGTATTACCATATTGTGATAGTCTTCCATAAGGCTCGTACGCTCCAGTTTGTGCTGCTTGTTGATCAGCAGATAAGTTTGCTTGATTAAACCCTTGACGTAATCCTCCAAGAGAACCTAATGCAGAAACGTCTTGACCCATACCTGTTCTACTAAAATCAGATAGACCAAACTGTTGGTTCATTTGGTTTCCGTATGCACCAGCTAATCCTTGTTGTGCTGCACCTATTTGTCCTTGTTGCCCGAACAATCCTTGTTGCATACCAAATAAATTACCTTGGTTTTGAAAATTTTGTTGTGCTAATTGATTTGCTTGACCAAATCCTTGTTGTAACATTGATGCTTGTAATGCTGCTCTGTCTGCTAATCTATCTGATTCATACTGACCTAACATTGCTCCTTCTCTACCACCACCAAAATTACCAGAAGCAACAGCTTGATCTTTGATAGCTTGTGAACCTGCTGCACCTTGTTTGTCGTACTCAGATAAAGTTGCGTCAATAACTTGTGATTGATACGGAGACATAAAAGGTTGATAAGCTTGTGGTCCTGTCATACCTGCTGCACCTTGTGCAATATTTCCTGCTGCAGTTTGATAAGCACCTAGTCCACCAATAGCTTGTGCTGATTGTCCCAGAGCCCCGGCCCCTTGTTGTTGTGCAGTTTGTGCTGCAGCTAAAAATGGTTGGTAAGAACCTACACCTTGTTGTGCAAGATTGATTGCTTGTGTTTGTAAAGGATCTTCACCCGCTACAAAACTACGACCAGTAAATTTACTTGTATCTATTGGTGCGGAGTAAGTGGCTTTCGCCTGTTCAGCATAATCTTTTACTGCTGGTTCTAAAAATTCTGCTATTGCCATTATACTATCCTCGACTGTAACATTTGTTGTTGATCATACATTGCTTGTGCGCCTTCTAGACCTTGTGAATCTTCAGAAACCTCACCGCCCTGCTCTAAGTTGTTCATTAAATTTTCCATTACTTCAGCGCCTTTATCTATATCGCCGCCTCCTGCATTTCTAACAGCATCTGCTGTAAATACAAACTCATTTTTAGATAGTCTGGCAGGTACATCGTCAGCTCTTTCTTTTCTACCCATCTCTACAAAACCACCTGTTTCTCTGTAATCTTTTTCTTTGCCACCCATGTCTAACATTGGCATTGTTTCTTCTGCAACTTCTGTTTCCATGATTCCGCCTTCTTGTTTACCTACTCTAACTTCTTCACCACCACTAGGATAGTCAAATTGATTTGTGCCAGGTTCTTTGCCGTACCCCGGTACCTCAGTCATTAACCCACCATCGGCCGCCATAGCGACTGCTTCTGGTTGTTCCATACCTGCACCTTCTGGTTGTTGCTGTGCTTGCATTACTGCTTTTACAAATTGTTCAAAAGATAAATTACCACCTTTATTTTTGTACTTAACATATTCCATCATAAGCATTTGTTCTGCTTGTGCTTCTCCTGCACCACCACCCATGTTTAAAAATGTTTGTCTTTGTCTTTTTGATTGACCTGCACCTGATCTAATGTATTCTTCTTCATCGTCTTCATCTACTAACATACCGTTAGCATAACCTGCACGACCACCATCAGCTGCATAAAAATTTTGCATTACATATTTTTTTTGTGGCATAAAATCTAAACCAGCACCTGCATCACCTGCACCGCTGTAATAGTTTCTTGCTCTTTGTGTTTGGTATGCTGGGTCCATAACTTCTACATCTTCTTCTACTTCTTCGTCACCACCCATTAAAAATGGAGCTGCTAGAGCTGTGGCACCTAGGCCAGTCATAGCTGTTCTACCTAAACTAAATTTACCTTTGTCGTTATAAAATAAACTTTTTAATATACCATCTTTGCCTGAAATATTACTTGCAGCAGGTCTTACTAAATTTAATAAATTACTAAAACGACCCATACCTTGACCACCTGCAAATATACCTTTACCACCTAAAAACTTAGCACCACCTAGTCCATAACCAAGACCGCCTATTAAAGCCATTTTACCTAAAGGACTTTTAGTAATTTTCTTTACAGCACGACCAGCTTTCTTTACAAGTTTACCTAAGAAATACTTCTGTCTAGGGTCCTGTAAGGAACCTATTCCTGATTGTATTTGCTGGGGTTCTTGCATTCTAGATATTGCCATAAATTTACCTTAATTCCTATGTTTACTTGGTTTTCGAGAACAAATCAAGAGGCGGCATAATAACTTTTACATCCTGTGCCATATCTTCTGGCTTATAACCTTTGGCTTCCCAGTCTTTTCTTTCCTTAAAAACCTCACCTGTTTCTTTGTGTCTATATGTTTCTTCTACTTTAGCGTCATACACTTTCATTAGTCGATTTTCTCCTTTTTAATGTTTAAAAAGCTAACCCCATAATCAAAAGAATCTGATGTGCTTGATTGGATTGTAAATGTTGACCCACCTTCTACTATTAATGGTTGGGTTAGTAATTCTTTAGTGGTATTAGCTGTCAACTGCCCTGATTTTATAGCTGTAATACTATTGTTTAAAATGGTTACAGTAGGTGTACCAGCTGATGTTACTAATATTGATTTAATTATTATAGTTTCATTAACACCTGGAGTGCCTGCTGCAAAAACAGTCAATGCATTTCCTGTAGTATCATTATCTTTACCTACAAATTTATATTGGTTTACTACTGCCACTATTCTAAAAAGAAACTTTTAGCTTCTATCTCCTGTTTTACTTCTTGTTGAAACGTTGTGTTTAATTTTTTTATTACAGAATCAAGATCCCTAACCAACGATTGTAAGTTAGTTTGATTGTATTCCGGTTCAGCTCTAGTTAATGATTGTACAATTTTTGCCATTATAAAATACTTGCTAGTCCTCCGTTTTTAAAATTTACTCTACCACCATAAAAGTATCCGGCTCTACCACCTCTAGCAAAAAAATCTGCCGTGTCATCAGTGGCATAACTACCCCTGTTTCTGTCAGGTATATCTGAAGCCCCTCTTCTACTACCTGTTCCACCAGGACCTGTAGGTGTATTAGCACCACCATCATCACCACCACCTTGGTTTTGATTATTAGTTTTAGTATCTGTTTTAATATTTACAATTTGATCTGTTGTGCCGGTAGTATCAGCAAAGTTTTTTCTAGCTTTTTCTATGTTTATTAAATTAGTAAATAGATTAGTTTGTTTATTTGTTCCTTTTAAATTGTATTTGCTATCTGTAAAATCTTCTTCAGTTAACTCTCCACTAATTAAACCATCTACTTGTTCTTGAGTTAAACCATATTTTTCTTGCAATGTTTTTCCGATATTTTCTTGTCTACCAGTAAAAGTTTCATCAGTCATTTTAGCAGGATTATATCCAGCCATAATTCCTTCTGGTGTATTATAACTACCACCTGGTCCTACCACAATTTGACCAATGTCATTTACCATAACACCTTGAGTACCTAATTGATTTTCCATTATGGCTCTTCTGTTTGCAGGTAACATACCGGATGCAAAATCTGCAAATTTTGAAAGTGTGCCTATACCAGGAATGAAACCAATTCCTTTACTAATAAGTTGTGATATTTTTGATGCAGGTGGTTGATCTAATCCATAAAATCCTGGATACATTTCCATGTTTTTCATTGCTTCAGTGTCAGTGCTATAAAGAGGATCAATATTTCCTGGAAAAGATTTTCCAACATAAGATAATTCATTTTTACGTCTTGCATCTTGCAAAGCGTACGAGTTAGGATTCATGTTTGTTATTGTATTGGGGTCTGCATTATAAACACTAAAACCATCTCCACCGCCAGTAAAAGCATTTGTATTTACAATACCTTGATTAACTACTGGTGCTTCTGGTGTTTCTGGTGCAGTAGGTATTTCAAAAGGGTTTTGTAAATACTTTTGTTGTGGAATATATTTAAAACCTGCGTCTCGTATCTCTTGGTCTGTAGCCATTACCTTCTTCCTCCTGGGTGTATATCTAATCTAAATGTTCCTAGTTTCCAATCTTCAGCAATACCTGTGTTAGCAACTTCTAATGCAATTTGTCTTGCTCTTACTCTTACATCTTTTTTAGTTGTAGTAGAGTCACATGTAAAACTTGTCGTAGTTTCACTACTGTTTGGATATAATCTTGTTTTAAATTTAACTGCAGTGCTACCTGTCTGACTAATAAAATCTGGTATAAATCTACTAATTCTCATAATGTATTCACCGTCTCCTCTAATGTCAGGCATTCCTACAGTTTGTCCTGTATTACTTCTACGTTGGGTAATGTCAAAATCACCGGAAGTAATAGTTCCTATAACTGCAGTGATAACACCACCTGAATTAATTTGATCGGTCCCTGTTTCCTGGTTATAGTATATCGTACTTCCGTCCGTATTACCAACAACATCTGAAGAGGCATCATCTGATGGGTCATAATAGGTTGCGTGAGGTCTATCAAATACCGCAGAATCTTGCCACGCGGCTCTTGGTAAAGTACCTGTTGTCCATATAGGACGTTTAGGAGATGAGTCTAAATAGTTATAAGTAACAACCCTGTTAATTTGATCAGATGCAGCTGTGCAATAAAACCAACTAACTTCACCAAACAGATTATTTAATCCTGCATTAATAAGGTCTCTAGATGTAGCGTTTATGTCATCGTAAACATGGTCTTCTACAAGACATGGCATAGATTTTAACTGACCATCGTATGTAAAGAAACCGTTTTCAGACATCCAATAAGCTGTACCATCAACCTCAATACAAGCATTTTTACCAAACAATCCACAGTTAGTACCTACTTGTTCAAAAGCAAATACAAAGTCTCCACCTACAAATTTCATTAAGAATAGTGCTGTATCGGTCCATACATAAATTGCGTCTCTACCTTTGATAGCGCCCATAATTTTAGATCCATCAGCAAATCTTTGTGTACCAGAATTATTTTCTGCTTTTACTACATAAGCATCTGTGCCATCAATATTTTCTTGGTCAGAGAAACGTAAAAACATATCATCTTGAGTAGTAGGATCTCCTACAGTTGTTTCTGTACCAAAAAATACTAGGTGTCTATCAGGAGTTGAAACTAATACATGACGTGATGCTGTCGGTGCATTAGCAAGTAAGGTTGCTCTATTTGATGTCGCATTAGTAGCTGATGCATCCCATTCAAAACACCTACCGTTATATATAAGTGCAATTAATTTTGTACCGTAGTTATCTAAGACCCATAAACCAGGATCAATTGTAAAGTCAGTAGAAGATGGGTCACCCCATCCTGCATAACTAGAAATATTAGTAACTGTAGCGCCACCGCTGTGAGTAGTTTTTGTAGTCCCATTAACGCCACGAGCGCCTCCACTTAAAGTATTGGTTCCAGTATTATTAGATGTGTAACTAATATCTTCTGTTCCAATTCTTATTTCACCTGCAGATGGAAAAGCTGCTGAGTTAGCAAGAACAACAGTAGTTGTTGTAGTATCTGTTAAAGCTGTTGCAAGAGTTGTTGTTGCAGCACCTAATGATGTTCCGCCCCACAAACCTGTACCCCAACCAAAACCACCAAGTTGTTGAGAAGGACCTACTGTATAATAACATAATGCAGATGCAGATCCAGATGTACTTAATGGTGTGCCAGTTTCTTGAGAAGCCATTGTAATAGTAAAAGTAGTTGAGGTAGGCACTGAAGTAACCATAAATTTAGTATTTTCAAATGTAGCGTTTGTATAAGTAGAACCGCTTAAACCAGTTACGCTTTCAAATAAAACAATATCATTTTCAGCTAATCCATGTACCCCGCTACATGTTACTGTAACAGTTGTAGAAGACGATGTGCTTGTAAAATTAACTCCTGTTAAGGTAGTTCTAATAGGGTGTATATCATAATATGTTCCACCTGAATAAACATATAAAATTCTGTTTGTGCCAACTGCTGCGTATTTAACGCCTGCATTGTCATCCCAATGATGAATAGCTCTAGCTGCACCGGTTAGTTTATCTTGCCCTAACTGTTGCCAACCACCTATTTTTTCTGGAGAACCATATCTAAAACGAACATTGTCACCATCAAACCATTGTCCCTCGGCCCCGGTCTCTGTGACTTGTTTATTAAATCCAGGTGCAAACCCTAATTTTTGTAACATATAACCTCATTATAATACTATTTTACACCTGACGGTAGACCTAACTTAGCTCTTCCATCAAACTTGTTTTTACTAGCAAATGGGCCATTTACATGATTATAATGTAGAAATACTTGACCGCAAATGTTCCCGTCAAAAGGCTCTCGCCAATGTTCGAGTTCACAGCCACTATATACTAACATATCTCCTACTTCAAGCAAGACTTTCTCACCTTTTGGAGCGTTGGGTTTATGTATATTTTTGTATTCATCAATAACATTATTAGATCCAGTAGGATCTATAAATATAGGCCAAGGGTCACCACCTAAATTAAGGGTGGTTGATATCTCACAGCTTGGTCTATCTTTATGTCTCTTTAATTCATCGCCTCGTTTATATGCTCTCGCATACGAATAAGTTGGTATTAGATCTAAGTTTGAATGTTTCTTCATTACAGGTAACATTTTCATCAATAGTGTATCCATTACAAAATCACCATAACAAGAATAGGTATTTGGTATCTGTTGATCGGTCCATGTTCCAAGGATCGGGGACTGTGAGTGTATGTTATTTTGATACATATAACTTACTGCATCTCTTTTAAGTAAGAAGTAGTTAAATATAAAATTAGCTAAGTCATAAGACAAAGCATTTTTGATAACTTGATATTTCTTTATCTCAAACATATTATACCATAAAACATTTCTGCATAAAATTAAAGCTTACTGATATCCTTATATCATTAGACTCATTTGTATCTACGCAGTGGTTTAACCAAGACGGAAACATAATTAATCTTCCTGCCTTTGGATCATAATTATCTTCTCTCCATAATCTTCTTGGTGGTTTACCTTGTTTCATTCTAGGTCTTACCATTAATGCAACTGATCTTGGGTCTTCTATTTTTAATTGACCAGAGTTTTCAGATGCTTTTACATAATATACACCTGACCATAGAGAATTTGGATGAATATGAGCTCTATTCATTCCACCTGGTGGATTAATATTGGCCCACATATTACCTAAAAAAGGTTCGCTATCTAAATGTTCTTGATCATAAATAGTTCTTTGTGCTTCATATAATATATCAACTAATTTTTTATACTCTGGTTTAGCATTCATGTCAGTCGTTGAATGCCAACCTTTTATATTTGTTCTAACTACACCTTTATCTTGATTAGACCAATTAATAATATCTCGTTCTAACTGTTGATTTAATGCATCATCATTTAAATCTGCAATATAAATAGGGG